GATCAGCAGTAGCAGGGAGACCAAAGGACTCGCTAGTGTCAGTAAGCTCAACGTCAGAGCTACCATAACCAGAACGAGTGGTCTGGGTGGCAGATACGATAGGGATCTTGGTTTCGACAGCCAATCCTCTAAGCTCTTCTGCAATAGACTTAATAGTTGTATATGAATTGACATTGCTGCCAGCGCGATATCGCGAGGAAGCACATATATTAAGGTAATCAATGAAAATAATATCAGGTCTAAATGACTTCTTAAGTGCAAGTTCATTAAGAAGTGCTTTAAAATGTCCACTATGAGCACTTGCAGTTGGATACTCTTTAATTATAAGTTGACCTTGAGTTTTTTGTGCAAGTTTACCTATTTTGTTTGCAAACATTGACTTAGGCATGTTCGTCATCTCCTGAATATTCACGTTCAGAAGATTTGCGTCAATACGTTCCGCAATCTTTTCCTCAGCCATTTCCATCGTAATGTACAGAACATTCTTATTCTGCAATAAACAGGAAGCTGCAACATGACACATAAAGAGAGACTTGCCCACTCCAGTGCCTGCAAGAGCAATGTTAAGAGACTTATTACAAAGGCCTCCCTTTGTAATTTTGTTGAAGAAGTCTAAGTCGAATGGAATCTTTTCCTCAGTCTGATGATAGAACTCATATCGTTCTTCATAATCATTTAGATAATCATGTCCAACGTGATTATCAAAGGAAACTGCAAGAGCATCGGAAAGGATTGCAGGAATTGCATCCTTAGTTTTCTTTTCATCATTACCATCCACAATGGAGATAGACTCCATCAGAGCAAGATAAATCGCCTTATCCCTACACCACTTCTCAGTAATGTCATTCAACCAAGTGAAGTCCAGTACACTTGTTTCTAAGTTATCTACGTAATCAGTAACCTCTTTATAAGAGTTTTCATTGAGGTCAGAACGACCATCAACTTCAACACGAAGTACTTCTTGATTAGGAAGTTTATTATACTTGAAGATAAACTTACAGATCTCCTCAAAAACTACTTTCTCAGTATAGTCAGTAAAATACTCAGATCTAATAAAAGGCAAAACCTTTCTAGAATACTCCTCGTTATATGCAAGACTCCTTAGAATTGTAGTTTCTATTCGTTCGTTCATCAATAGTAGTGACAGTAAGTTGACATAATATATTTGACTCCTTTCTTGACTTTTAAACCTGCATGAGGATACTGCCAAGTTGGAGGAAAGACTATAACTGAACCCGTCTTTGGGGTAATCTTTCTACTATGGTGAAGAAAATCAGTTTCTCCACCAATAAAATCTTCATTAAGGTAGAAGAGAAATGCAAGATACCTTCTTGCAGAGGCATGATCCTGAACATCAACGTGTGGATCAAATCTATCTTTAGTTCTGGCATGATATTTCTTTACACGAAACTCCTCCAGGAAAAGTCTTTGCGGATACCATTTAGTGTAGTCTGATAGTTCCGTTTTGTAAAGAGATAGAATGGTTTGAGTAATCAGTGATAACTGTGCAATTAGTTGTGGATTACTTTTATTAATATTCAGTTGAGTAAAGTTTGGAGTTCCACCATTCTTTACTATCTCTTTCGCATGACTCTGTTCAAAAAACTGAATCAGAGTATCACACTCTTTTTCACCCAAGGCGTCTTCATACAGTTTGATAAAATCACCCGTAACTAAACACTTGTTTTGCAATTTCATCAAGTTGCTCCATGACTTCGGGAGTAAAGTATTGTTCGGGATCCTTGAGAATCGCCTTTGCATAGACTTTCTTGCCGCCTATCTCATAACGACCTGCAACGTTCTTCCAGAGACCTCCCAGTTCACCCAACTCAAGAAGACCATAATATCTATCAAGACCACGCTCATCGTAATACAGACGCACTGTAACATCCTTATTCTCCTTACTTAAACGCGACTTTGCTGTCTTAGCTTTAATAAGATTTCCAATGACTTCCGTTCCATCCTTCTCTTTCTTTTTGCTGAGATGGATGATTGTAGAAGCAGCATACTTGAGTCCACTACCTCCTCCCATTTCTTTAGTTGGGACATAAGCACCGATGACATCATAAGTGTGGTTGGTAACGATCATGGGGATGTTTGCTTGACCTAGTTTGAGAGTGATCATGCGGAACGCACCTTTGACCAGTTGTGATTTGGTCATGTCTCGAACTTGTTTGTCGTTGAGTGCGTCGGTGATCTCTTTCTCTGTGGAAAGCATACCTAGAGAGTCTAACACAAACATGCAGGGAGCACGATCTTCTTCAGGTTTCTTTAAGTATAGATCCACCGCTTTCAAGGCCTTACCACGGAAGTCTTCAATAGTAACAACATTAACTACTACTAACCGGTCAAGATCGATGCCCCGATCTGCGAGAAGAGACTTATTAATAGCGGCTTCAGTGTCAAAATATAGACAATAACCATCGGGATTAGAATCAAGAAAGTTTTTGACAACGGCGAGAGCAAAGAAAGTCTTCCCAGTAGAAGACTCACCAGCAATGGCAGTAATCTTATTCCCAGAAAAACCACCAAATATGCTACCTGAACAAAGTCCGTTAAAGATGTACGAACCCGTGTCCACGTAAGTTTCTTGGTCGTCGATGTCTCTTGCGAGTTGTGTGTACTCACCGCCAATCTCCTTTACGATATCTTTTAGAAAATCCATAGTTTAATCAAAAAATGTAGAAATAGTGAATCTGTATTTTGGACCTACACTTGACTGAGGTCGAATAGAGTGGGGAATGCTTCCATCAAATAATATTATCCTACCAGGAACATACGTAGATGTAAACACTACATCTGTATTGTTTTCATCATAAAATAAGGTTTCGCCATACCATCCATCCCTCCACTCAAGATTTACATAGTATAAAGCGACTTGTTGGGACCCATGACTGTGGATCAGATGAATATCATTTGATCGAACCAGATTTAATACACATCTGGAAATTTTAGAGTTAGTAAACCACGAAGTTTGATTGATACACTCTTCAATATATTTCCACAGTGTAGATCTGACCAGACCATCTTCACCCCATTCACTAAAAAGATTTACATGTCCAAGTTCGTGAAAATCATGATCTTTCCATCCTAAAGATAGTTTTGATTTTAGGGAAAAATAAAAAATTTCGCTTCGGTTATTATAAGGAACCGCATTATCATAAACTGTGAAAGTCATCAGATACCCAATAATGCACGTTGACGATCAAAGTATCCTCGAAGGATCCAAGAACTACTATTCATTTTATCATCCCCGCCAACCCCAAATTCAAACTGGACTCGGGGGTTATCACCATACATCTCAAGTTCTGGTGTATTACCAGATGCACGATCTCCACCATTGCAAAATACAACAGTCTCTGCAATCTCTAAACATTTGGCAATTGCACCACATGCAGAACCAACATCATCGTCTGGAACAGTAACCACTGCATCAACCATGTTAAGATGACGTACAATCTCTGCACGCTCAACCCAGGATAAAAAGTATTGACCTTTTTTTGCGGTCAACCATTCATTGGTATTCAAACCTACGATAAGATAATCAGAAAAATCTTTCGCTCTCTTAAAGTAGGATATATGCCCACTATGAATAGGATCAAATCCCCCCGTAACCAGACTCACTTTTTCAAAAAACATTAGATAATAAAACCAAACTTCTCTCTAGCAATTTTTTTATATGGACCGCCAGGATTCTCCTCGCGGATTTGTTTGATAATATTTAGTTTTTGATAAAGAGAAGTGTCTCCTCCAAGTCGGAGAGCACCCACAATTGTAGCGAGTTCTTTATCATTGATAGGAAGATCCATGTTTGTTATGTTAATGAGGTAATTATACAGGAGTTCGTTCGCTTTTGCAAACGAATTATTTAGTTTCTAAGTGGACGTTAAACGCTACAGATATTCGTGGTTCATCACATCTATGAAATGGAACATAATGCAACAGATCCGCTGGAAAAAATATTAACTGATTATTTTTTGGTTTGTGATACCACCTACAATAATATGAAGATTGTGACATCTCCTCTCTAAAGAGGTCATTCCTTATACCATTATGATAATGATGGGTCATTGAAGGATTCATTATTACCAATTCAGTATTCTCACATCCCTCAACAAAGTAAACTCCAGCGAACAGAACATGATCTTGTTGAATTGGTGCTATATGAGAATGGGGATCTTGTCCCGTACCCTCCGTATAATAATTCCACCAGGGTTGAGTAATAAAATACGAATGTTCTTTGAAATTTAATTCATTGCCAAAAATTTTATATTCTTCAGAAAACCTTTCAATAGGATAGTTAACATTATCACATCGGAGAATAGATGTATTACAAGAACAATTAACCTGCGGGTGTGGATAATCTTTCTTGTGATCGCAAGTTATCTCTTCTATCAATATCTGTAGATCTTCTTCATTGAGAAGATTGTCAATTATTTTAATTGGATATCCAAATAAACAATTCATGCGAAGAATGATTCTAGACTTACTTTCTTTTCTACAGACCAACCAATAGCGTTAAGGATAATTTTCATCGGTTCCACAAAAGATTTGTTGAACTGTGCATCATAATCAACATACTTTTCGAGATCTAATCCTTTTGGAAACTCTTGTATGAAAGAAAATACATTCTCTTGAATAGTATTAGGAACTTTCATATAACAAAATTTAATTTTTTCCCCACTCTGAATTGCTGGATACTTACTATCAAGTCCGGCTTTCTTAGTGTAGTGATTATACAAGATTGCACCACGAACATGAATTGGACAACCCTTGTTGTACATATCAGTACGAGATATCCACTTATTAATCTCAGAAATACTACGAGGGAATGCAATTTCATCAGGTCGAAGCTCTGCAAATTCTTTACGAGCATTCTCGATGAAGTCGATCACATCATCCTCCCCCTTTGTCATAATAATCTCAAGTGCATCCTTAATATACTTACGACAAGGTGCAGGAGTAGAGGTTTTGATTGCCTCAATACCCATCATCTTAAGTTTAGGTTTCTCATAACGAACGCCCTCACTATCCCATACACGGAGGATATAACGTTTCTTACCAGTCCAGATTCCACGTTCCGCGATATTCTCGCGTTTCATCACCATTTTGTTTTCGTAGGCGTTGAGGTAGTCGGCCAATTCTTGGTAAGAACTTTCAATATACTTTTCAAGTTCCATTTCACTGATCTTATCAAGGAAATTGACAATTTCCTCAGTAGACGCCTCTCTCCCTTTGAATACAGCTTCAACAAAAGGACCCATATTAAGATAGATAGAATCAGTATCGATAGCGATAACATAATCTTCTCCTTTAGTTTTTAGTACATTATTCATGTAACTATTCATCTTTTCTTCGATCCACTGAATCGATACCTGTCCCGACAGTGTGATCGCCTCTGCGTTTGCAAGTTTGTAGTATCGGAAATACTCATTACCAATCGCACCATAAGCAGAGTTCAGTGCAATCTTTTTCGCCATCTGAATGTTATCGCAACGTGAGATCTCCTTCTCCAATGCTTTAGTAGGAGTCTTCTCATAGGCTTTCTTTGCCTCAATCATCTTCTTCTTGAAGATAACACGTTCGTTGTACATCTTCTCCATAAGTTCTGGTAAGAACCCACGAACATCCTTACGATACATCGCACCATTGGCGCAAACTGCAGTATCCTTATACATCTCAAATGTAAGTTCTTTCTTTAAAACTTTATCGACGGTCACACTGGGGTGACGTTGTTCAAGTAAAGTCTCTGGAGAGATGTTGTACTGCATAATCAAGTGGGGATATAGGGAGTTAAGGTCAAAGTTAACTACCCACTCGTATGCACCTGGGATAGGTTCTTTCACGAACGCACCCGCATACTTCTCACTCTTACTATTACGTTCCTTCTGCGGAATCACAATATTCTTCTTAAGAAGATAATTGTAGATGATAGAGTCCCAAGTCCTAACCTGATATGCAATATCATTGAAGTTTACCTTGGCGTCAAATGCACGAGTAAAACACAAGTCAATCAGACGTAGTTTATCCTCAAGACGGTCAACCAGTTCCACGTCAACGATGTTATATTCAACAAACTTCTGCCAATCATTTGTATAGAACTCTCGGAAGGTATCGTATTCTGAGTGATCCAATTTGTTCTGACCCAACTCCATGAAGGCGATGTGGTCCAATCGATAACTCTCTTGATTCGGAGTTGCAGGGGACTTCTTATAGAGGTCCAGGTAGTCCAAAATAGACACACCCGCAATCTCAGTGCTGAGTTGTTTCCGACCCATGATGGTGACCTCTTTGACACGCACCACGTTCCACGGAGAAAGACGTTTGGCATACTTCTCCCCCATCAGACGGGAAATCCTACCAACCAAGTAGGGCATGTCATACAGTTCGTTATTCCACCCTGTAACGACCTCTGGCGTGTTGTTCTGCCACCAATCCATGAACTTAGTGATAAGTTCATACTCACCATCACAGTAAACGAACCTCACATTTTTCTGATCAACCTTTGCTGGACGAGATCCAAAGGTAGTAATCTGTTTGGTATTGTAATCTTGAACTGTAATCAGTAGAAGTTCTTCAGCGCAGTTGAATACATCAGGGAATCCACTCTCCGCTGCAACCTCAATATCAATTGTTATGACATTAATCTTAGAAATATCGAACTTGATCTCTTCCTCAGGATAATTCTGAGCAATGTATTGGTATACGTATCGATCATTTCCATAAATTTTAAACCCATTCACATCATTATACTTGTCCAAGAATTCTCGACACTCTCGGATA